TGATGCTCTCACTTGAATCATCGCAGCAGTAAATGGGGATGCAGCAGCTAATAAAACTTCAGGATAGAGTGCGTTCCATTTTATTTTGCATTCCAATTTGTCTATCCCTGCAAAAAATTCAGCCGAGCCAACCATACCAAGTGCTTTATGCTCCGCCATTTTGTGTTTAATTTGAGGAAGTTGAACTTCTTCAGCACGTCCTAAAAGGTTCACACCATTTAAGTAAACGTTTGCATTGGTTAATTTGTTGATTTTGATTTTAGACATTTTTTATTTCCTTTTCGAATAAAGACCACAGTCACCAACGGCTATGTCGGAATAGTGGAGTATTACAATTTCTTGTCGGATGGCTTGGATTAAAGGGCATTTTCTTGAGTTTTTGCAGGTTGAACATAAGTCATAACATTCGCAGTAAATAACCAATTCGCCCTTTTTATCTATTTCTGCTCGCATTATTGACCTAATGATTTTAGTAACTCGATATCGATGAAGCTTTCAAAAGTAATGCGTTCGGCAGGTGTCGGAGGCATAAATTCAACATCAAATACCAAGTGACCATTAGCGATTTCCGTAACAGGGTTTTTATCAGGGTTGTAGTAACATTTGCCATCAATCAATGCACCACGTCCGATTAATGTTCTGATAAAGGCATTAACTGATTCTGTTATTGAATCAATCAAGCCATTATCAATAGGGAAATCGATAAACTGTAACATTGAATATTCAACACTTTCATGAAGAATATCAGCAGTTCTGCGAATATTGATAAAGTTTGTGACGTGAGTTGAGCTTGGATAAGCTGCTGACCTGTTGCCCCAAGTCCTGAATCCTGAACCATAAGAATTAAAGACTGTAACAACACCTGCCTCGTTCAATGCATTAACTTCACTTGTTGGGTCATTAATCATTGAAGTAAGCTGTCTTTCAACTCCGATTATTCCATTAATCTCTGTGTTAGATGGTGACCAATGGTAACCTTTATCAATATCCTTGGCAGCGATAACCCCTGCAAGCCTTTGCGAATATGGTTCAAGAATATTACTGTCAGAAACAGAATCGTAAACCTTTAAATGTGGATAACATAAAACGATTCTGTCTGAAGATGTATTAAAATTAATTGTTCCTTCTGGACCACGTCCTGTAATAACATCTTGAACAGTTGCACCAACAGGAGCATCAACAATACCAATTGCTCTGATTTTATCGCATAGAGTTTTGATTTCAGTTACAACTGCTGCATCTTCGCAATAAACAGGAGCAATAATTGTTTTTGGGAAATAACCAAATAATGAATAACTATCTTCAAATGCTTTCATGCCGGTTCTTTTTCCGGTGTCAGCATCAATTGAACCAATGATGTCACCCTTTGTAACATCGGTAACATCTTCGTGCTTTTCAGGATCAAAGACGTTAACAACAATAACAATACCTGCTCCTTGGTCGAATATAGCTTTAAGAGCCGATGGGATTGTATAACCATCAGTTGCAGAACCGAAGTATTTCGCAGCATCAATTTCATTTAAAATTAATGTTGGTTCGTTTATCGTTCTGTATTCTTCATCTACATTTTGAATTGGAGCAGTACCAACAAGACCGACAACGGCAGTTTTTACTGTCTTAATCGTTCTTGCACCTTTTTCAATTTCTATTGTTTCTACACCATGTAAAAAACTTGCAGGCATATTAATCTCCTTCTTCTAATATTTCAAGGCTTGGAGTTGAAAGAGAAAAACTTAATTCATACTGCCAAATGCCTTTTATTTCAGACAAAAAACCTTCTTTTATCGGTGTTAATTTAGAGCAACCGATAATTTTATATCCACAGAGGCATTGTTTAACACCCTCTAAAACTTCATAAGCTCCGTCATTAGAACGTAAGTTACGAGTCACAACTGTAACTGCGAATTCCATTCTTTTATCTTGAGAAATGAAGTTTAGAGCATCTGTGTTTGAATAACTTCCACCTCTGTAATGAACAAGAATCGCACCGATTGGATGCAACAAGATAAATTCCTGTGGCTTTTCAGGGAAACCTTGAACGAGGAATTTAGGGAAAGCCTCTTCTAATTTTTTTATAATTAAATCTTCTATTTCTCTAATACTCATTCATTTTCCTTTTATTGAATAATCGGTCAGCATTCGTTTTATTAGTTCGATACTCCCCTCCTGAAGTAAGTTGTGTATTATCTTCCGTTTCAAGAGTAATGACACCTTTTTTAATCTGTTCTAGTGTCTTGAGAGCATTTTTGTAATTTTCAATAATTACATCAGGGATTTCTGTGTGAATTCTGCGAGAGAATAAGCGATAAATACTTAAATCAATTGCTATCACACGAAGTAAAGGAAAGTGGGTATTTAGTGGTAAATTGTATTTGCCTCTTAAATACCCATCAATCAACGTGGAGGAGTAGATAAGTGCTTCCTCGCAGACGGCATAGTCAATGCCGTCTTGAAGTCCACTATCATTAGTTAATTGCACCAATGTAGCGGTACTGAGTTGTGTTTCAATGTCTTCGGTAGTGCAATAAACCATTAAATTCCTCTAACAATTCGGATAATCTCACCGGAAGTTGTAGATTCATCTAATGCATAACCATTTACCTTCTCACTTCCTGTGACGGCTACGGCTTTACCTTCAGCATCAGAAGTAACTTCTGCTCCGATAGTAATTGCTCCACCTGTTTCAACAAGTAAGATTCCTGAAACAGCAACTGGGGTATATTGTTCTGCATCTGTATCAACATCGCAGACTCCGTATGCTTTAGCTCCTGCTTGGCAAACATTTCCATCAAGTCCAACAAAGCGATGTTGTTTTAAATCAGCAAGTGCAGTTACAGAGTCAATCAATAGTGGTTTATAAGTTTTTTCAGCCATTAGTTATTGTCTCCATCTTTTTGAGTCTCGTCTTTTTTATCTTCAGCAGGAGTTGTTTCTTCTTTTTTAGTTTTTGTTCCTTTTGAAGTTTTGGTTGTTTTTGTTTCTGTTTTTGTTGCAGGGGTTTTATCCTTTGATGTTTCTTCAACAGGTTCAACGTATGCTCCTAGTTTTTTAGCTTGTAAATCTGTTAATTCGATTACATCGCCAGTTGTTTTGGCTTTGCCATTGTGTAGAAGAGTTGCATTTTTTATTTTGTATTTAGGCATTAGTTCCTCCTTTATTTGCTCAATACATTAGAAATTAGAAAACCTGCTTCTGGTCCAACCAAGAATGGTGTGTAAATATCAGTTGCTCTGATATATTTCACTTTGTTTCCTTCTTTGGTATATTCATCAATTTGCAAAGCATCTTTTTTGCGAACGGTGTAAGCAAAAGATGGATCGTATTCGGTTCTTGATGCTCCAAGATTAGGAACATATGCTAATACGATGTTGTCTTTCCAAATTCTCTCGAAATTGCCTTCTGCATTAGAAAAAATTGATTTGCCAATATAAATATTTTCGACTTCAAAAATTTCTTTCAAAAGTTCAAGAGTAACCATTTTGTTTTTAGTATCTGAAATCAAACCAACCAATTGAGGGTGTTTTTTCAATACTTTCCACGCAGATTGACCGATAATCATAGTGTTAGGGTCTTGTGCGATTTTAGCGGATACCGCATCTTTTGCATCATCAATAACACCTTGAGGGTCTGAATTTTTATCATCAAAACAAGAAGTTCCGGAAAGAATGAATTTGTTTTCATCAGAATAACTGTCAGGGTTTTGAACCAAGTCAGCGCATTCTTTTTCAAGTTTTAAATTCAAACCTTCTGTTACAACATTTGTTGCGTGAAGTTGTAATTTAACCTTTTCGGCTTCTTCCTCTTCACGATAATCAATTGGGTATGATAAATCGTTTTCTTTAAGGGTAGTTGTATGCTTTTTGAATCCTTTTGGACTAATTACATTTGAATTAGCTCTAATTGCACGTTCTGTGTTGTAGATTTGAAAAGCCTCTTTGTTAAATTCAAAGATATCAATCTTCTCTTTTTCAGAATAAATTGTTGGGAATAAATATTGAGCAACAAAAGCATTGTTGCTATATCCACGCGCAACTTCTGATAAATAGGCATTAATTCTTAATTCTTCTAAACGTCCCATCTATATCTCCTTTATTTTTAATAGTGCGTCTTTGAATGTTATGTTTTCAGCTTCAGCTAATGCTTTTGCCTCTCTAAAAATTTCTAAACTTTCTTCGTCTGCATCAGCATATTTAAGAGCCTCATCCTCTTTTTTTGTCGCTTTCTTTTTAGCAATTTCATCAAACTCAACTTGCTTGGGTAATGCAGATATGAAAGATTTAAAAGTGTCGATGCTGTCAGATGTGGCATCAAACTTTTTGATATTGTCGAGGTCACATAAAATAGAAAAGACAGCATCTTTGTTTGCAGGGGTTAAGATTCCCTGACTAATATGTTGTTCAATAAATTCATTAAAATCTTTAGTGCGAAGATTTTCTTTAATCTCTTTTAATTCTTTTGCAAGTTCATCTTTACCTGCTGCTTCGTCTTTGAATTTAGCAAGTTCAATGGTTAAATCTTTCACTTGTTCTTTTAATGACTTAATTTCTGTGTTCTTTTTCGCATCTTCTTTAAATTTTGCAACCTGTCCTTTAAGGTCAGCAATTGTTGATTTCAAATTTTCAATTTCTTCTGCATCATTGTTTTCTTCAACTTCTGCCTCAAAAATATAAACATCTGATTCGCCTTCTTTGAATTCAACAGCTTGCATTCCTTTAACTTGAGGAATAGATGCTCCCAAAAAAGAAACAGCCTTTAAATATGGCTTTTTACCTTCTAGCTCTCTGTAAATTTCAACCGAGATTTTTTTGTATTTGCC